TATGAATCAATGGTAGGTCTAAGATCTACCTTTGATCGTGAAGCAAAAGAGTCTTCTAAACTTACTATTCCTAGCCTTATACCTGAGTCAACTACTGGCACTAGAAGTAAAATCAAAACTCCTTTCCAAGCAGTAGGAGCCAGAGGAGTTAACAGCTTATCAAATAAGCTATTGATGACTCTTCTACCTGCTGACCAAACATTTTTTAAAATGACTATTGATAGTCTTGAACTTAGAAAAGAAGGGCAAGAAGGTTTTGAAAGTGAAATAGATAAAGGTCTTCGTGTTATAGAAAATGCTTTACAGAATGTAATAGATACTTCTAACGATAGAGTTGCAATGTTTGAAGCACTTAAGCATCTCGTAGTATCAGGTAATGTTCTTCTCTACCTGACAGATAAAGGATTGAAAGTATATCCACTATCTAAGTTTGTTTGTAAGCGTGATGAAGTAGGTAATGTATTAGAGATATTGACCAAAGAATCTATACACCCACAAGCTTTACCTGCTGCTTTCTTAGAACAGATTAAAAAGAAAGATAACTATGACGCAGAGGAAATGAAAGATGATCTTGATATATATACACACATCAAACGTATGAATGATGATGTGATGTGGTATCAAGAATGTAAAGGAGAAAAGATACCAAACACAGATGGTAGATCAAAGGTAGATGTATCACCTTGGATTCCTCTCAGGTTTATTCGTATTGATGGTGAAGATTATGGTCGTGGTTATGTAGAAGAATATAGAGGAGACTTGATTACATTAGAGTCTTTAATGCAAGCAATAATCGAAGGTGCTGCTGCTAGTGCAAAAGTTTTATTTCTGGTAAATCCAAATGGTACAACAAGGGCAGCAACTTTAGCTAAAGCACCTAATGGAGCTATACGAGAAGGTAGTGCTTCAGATATTTCTGTTATGCAAGTAGGCAAAGGGGCAGATTTCAACGTATCTTTTTCTGCTATACAAAGAATTGAATCAAGATTAGAGTATGCCTTCTTGATGGCTAGATCAGTACAACGTGACGCAGAAAGAGTTACAGCAGCAGAGATAAATCTTATGGCTAGAGAATTGGAGAATAGTCTTGGTGGTATCTATAGTATCTTGACTCAAGAGTTTCAACTACCTTATCTGAAAAGACGTATGCATATGTTAGTAAGGTCAGGCAAAGTACCAAAGCTACCAGATAAGCTAGTCAAGCCAAAGATAGTTACAGGTTTACAAGGTCTTGGTAGAGGTAATGATAGAAACAAATTGATTGAGTTTATAACAACTGTGGCTCAAGCTTTAGGACCAGATGTAATGAGACAATACGTCAATGTGGATGAAGCAGTAAAAAGACTAGCTACCAGTATCGGTATAGATACTGCTAACCTAGTAAAAACACAAGAAGAAATCCAAGCTGAACAACAAGCCTTGCAACAGCAACAGCTTATTCAAAGTCTTGGACCAGCAGCTTTAGGATCACCATTACTTGATCCTAAAAATAATGCACAGGCACAACAACTACAAACGGAGGAACCTCAAGATGCCAACCAAGAAGCCCAGTAGAAAAAGAGATGAAGACGGAAAGTTTGTCTCTGCTAAAGCTGTCGTTAGCGAACTAGGAGTTAACGAAGAGAACCCTGTACCAGAAAAGTCTGGTGACGTTACTACTAGACATGGCAGTACAATTCACTATAGTTAAATAAAAAACCACTATGACATCATCACAACTAAATGTGTCAGAGACACCACCTGTTTCTACGGAAGACCTACAAACTTTAGCTAAAAATGAAACTGATGAGAATGGTCTAATACTTGGTAAGTTTAAATCAGTAGAAGATTTGGCTGCTAGTTACAAAGAACTAGAAGGTAAGCTTGGTACAGTAACAGAAGAAGATCAAGCTACAGAAGAAACACAAGAAGAAAGTACAGATGAATTTAATCCAGAAGAATACTATGGAGATGGTCTTGCTTCTGTATTAGAAGAAGTTGGTATTGATGCACAAGACATCACTAAAAGATTTACTGACACAGGAGAGATCAGCGAAGATGACTATTCAAAATTAGGTGAAGCTGGTTTTTCAAAACAAGTAGTTGATACCTACCTTGATGGTTTGAAAGGTGTAGCAGAAGGAGATGAGATACCTGAACAACAAATACAAAATATTAAAGACTCTGTAGGTGGAGATGAATCTTATGAACAGATGGCAAACTGGTGTCAAGATAATTTATCTGAGCAAGAAAGAGAAGCTTTTGATAAGATTACAGAAACAGCAGACGCACCTGTTATTCAATTAGCAGTTGAAGGTCTGTATTCACGCTATCAAAATGCTATGGGAGTTGAACCAGATTTAGTAACAGGCAGACCTGCTGCAAGCGGTCCAAGACCTTTCCAATCTTCAGCAGAAGTACAAGCTGCTGTTAATGATCCACGTTACGGAAAAGACGTAGCATATACACAAAGCGTCTATGCACGTTATGAAGGTTCTGACGTTTTTAAAGCAGGTAATGGCTAACACACCTACAAACCCTTCACTTTATTCAAGGGTAAAATCAGAAGCAAAGAAGAAGTTTAAAGTTTATCCTTCTGCTTATGCTAATGCGTGGCTTGTAAGAACTTATAAGAAACGTGGTGGAGGTTATCGTAAAACTTAATTATGCCCTTATCTAAAAAACAAAAACAATTAGACAAAACTGGTGATGGTAAAATCACTAGAGAAGATCTTATGATCCTTCGTAAGTCTAAGAAAAAGAAAAATGGCAAAGCTAAGTCTTAGTCAGATGAGAACTCTGAAGAAACATTCAGAGCATCATTCTAAAAAACACATGGACATGATGAAAAAACTCATGCGTGAAGGTACATCATTTAAAGCTGCTCATAACAAAGCACAGAAACAAGTAGGCAAATGAGTCTTACAAGATGGTTCAAAGAGAATTGGGTTGATGTAAAAACAGGTAAACCTTGTGGACGTAAGAAAGGTGAAAGTCGTGGCTACCCTGCTTGCAGACCTTCTAAAAGAGTTAGTAGTAAGACTCCAAAAACTACAGGAGAAATGAGTAGTAAAGAAAAGGCAAGATTTAAAGCAGCTAAGACCAGTTCAAAGAAAATCAGTTATCAACATAGAAGAAAGAAAAATACTAGAAGGAGTTTAAAGATTGCGTAATAATGCTATATTTTAAATAGCTTACATCTTTTATGTCTAAGGGAGTATCTCTTACCAAGAAGGACAAAGACCCGACAGGGGGTCTGACTGCTTCTGGTCGTAGGAAATATAACCGAGCAACAGGTGGAAACTTGCAAGCACCTGTTACAAAAAAGACAGGTCTTTCGCCTAGACAGAAAGCAAGAAGAAAATCTTTTTGTGCAAGAATGTCTAAGTCAAAAGGACCATTAAAAAAAGATGGTAAGTTAACTCGCAAAGCACTTGCATTACGCAAGTGGAATTGTGGGTCAGTATAAATTAACAAAGTAGAAATCTAAATATCAAAGTGCCTGATGCGTCAGATACCACTTGTGAGAAAGGATTGAAACGAAGTTAGTTACTTAAATTTGTAAACATTAATCAAGGAGTTTTCCTATGGCTAACGCCACAGTCTCACGCCTTGGTTTGGTTAATAATTCTGGTACAGGCTTTGATGCACTTTTTCTGAAAATCTTTTCAGGCGAGGTCCTAACTGCGTTTGCCAGAAATAACATTTTCAACGAGCAACTTCATTCAGTTCGTACTATTACAAGTGGTAAGTCAGCACAGTTTCCAGTTCTTGGAACTGCTACTGCTGCGTACCATACAGTAGGTACTCCTCTCGTTGGAGCAAACCAAATCTTGGCGAATGAAAAGATTATCAACATAGATGATCTTCTAATTGCACAAAGTTTCGTTGCTAACATTGACGAACTAAAAAATCATTATGACGTAAGGGCAACTTACGCTGATGAACTTGGTAAAGCACTTGCTCGTACTTACGATCAAAACGTAGCCAAGCAAATAGCAAACGCTTCAAGAGCATCTACTAACCTTACAGGTGGTAATGGTGGTCTTGTATTAACACTTGCTAATGGTAATACAGCTTCCGCAAACGTAACTGGTGATGAGATAGCAGCAGCTATCTATGACATTGCACAGACATTTGACGAAAGAGACATCCCTCCAACAGATCGTTTCTGTGTATTACCACCTGCTGAGTACTACAAACTTGCTGAATCTGCTAC